ACTCTGCGACTTTAATATCCGATTTGGAATCATTAAACTCATTCCAAGCTAAAGGAGCAATGGCAACATCCATATTAGAATAATACCCTCCATAGGCGTCTGGGGGAAGTGCGTAGTGGACCGTAAAGTTCTTTTGCCCTTTAAATCCACTAAGAAGCTGGGACATGTATTCCGGCCACACCTTTGCCTCCCAGCTATCCTTTGGCTTGTTAGGATCAGGAGGTGGGTGACCATAGAAGTCCCACCTAACATTTTCCCTCCCTGCACGTTGGTTTACTAAATGGGGAATTGCTTTAAATACTTTAACATCACATCTGTGATGGATACCCGCAGCATATCCAATTCTAGCAAACTTAGAATACACTTTAGGCTGATTCCATGCAGGTAGAGTATAGTCCAGAGTATTTTTAATTACAGCCAAACATTTCCCTACAAAAGGCCGAATGCGTTCAGCAAATTTTAGTTGGGTCACCGTAACTAAGTCTGAATTAAAATAACAAAATTTAGTAATATCATCTAGCTTATTTTGCTTATAAGTGTCGTATAGGTGATGCTCTTCATACAGCCCAGTCAGTAAGTCATCTGTGTCAAAATGCACAAACTTACCAAGCTGCTTCCCTATCCCGACCACGCGAGCAGTATAGGGTCCTCCAAATTTTAGAATATTTGCTATAAAGATAATGTCTGCCCAATTCATATCTTTTAAATCTTTAGGCGCGGGAGGTGCCTCCTTCGATGGAGGTTTGTCAGCATTAACCTCTAGAGGATTATCAGTATACCTTACTTCTACCTTGTCCGGTAGTTCCTCCTCTAGCATCTTCATGGGAGATAACTGCCTATAGTAACTGCAACCTCCATGATTTGCAAACACCACCAATATACGAAGTCTTCGACTCAATTCCATGCACAATAATAGCCCTATAGATATAAAAAAGGACAGAGGATATTGAATCCTCTGTCCTTAACCCAATGGTTTGAGCAACCTTTTAGGGTTACAACACGTCCTCTTCCTCTTCCCCTTCTCCAAGCCCTTCCTCAAAGGCTTCCTTCGATGCTTCGGAACTGTGTAAAACTCCGATAGCCCTACCTAAATCAACCACCGCTTCCTTCAATTCCATGTTTCCGTTCACAGGGGCAGCAGCCTTAACAGCCGCTCCATAGTGCTTACGCTTTCTCCTAGAGAAGAGAAGACCCAAGCCCTCCAACACAGCCACACCTGGGAAAAGCGTCCCTAGGACCTCTAGACTAATCCCTATGGCAGGCTCCAACCAGCCCTCACCTGGGTCGGTAAGATCAACTGCCATAGCGGGATCAACTACGTCATCCCTGTCCACAATAACCAAGGTTTGACCACTTTCCTCAAGACGCTTACGAACCTCTTCTGGGATGTCCACCGCGCCCAGATCGGCTGGGATAACCCGCTCCAGACCCGCTGGTGTTACATTACCCGTGGTAGTAACCATCTTATCATCAAACATACTCTCCATAAGAGCGCATGATGCTAAACTGAGGGTTAACACGACTGCCATGAACCCATAAATAAACTTTCTCTGCTTAATCATACTTGTAGATCCTCCTGCTTTTCAGACAAGACACTTTCGGTCTTAACAGGGTTTAGAGAAGCTTCAAGGCTCATAATAACTTCCTTGCCCTTCTCGTAGCTATCAACCTCAACAATGGGTTGAAGATTCAATTCGTTATCCATCCACTCAGCAACCTGAGCGGGTGTTCCTGCACGAGACTTCTTATACTTAGGTCCAGACTCGATGAAGCTAGGCCATTGACCCTGCCTCGTAATACGGACATTGAAGTCGTTTCCCCTCTCAATCGAGATGATGGTGCTGTTTTCCTTGTCGTCTTCGTCTTGGAAGTCATCATCAAACATGGCGTGCATCACTCGATCAAACAACTGCTTACTCATAGCAACATACTTCACCGGGTCTTGACCCGCTTCCTCTAGAGCACGAATCACAGCCAGAGCATAGAATCTGGGCTTTTGCTTGATGCGAGTAGCCATGTCACCATACTTGGAAGTGACATTCCTACCGTTCTCGTCCTTACCAAGATTAAGATCCTTGTGACGACGCCACAGATCGAAGTAGAAATCACACACAGGGCACTTCTCACCCTGAGGTTTACGGCACTTATAGTTGCGCCAGCGACCTTCATCATCCTGATACTTGTGGATTGCTCCTTCCACAAAAAACTCAAAAGGGTTGTCCTTTCCTGGGAGGAATCGGATAAAATTGTCCCCATCCTCAAAAGTTGCCCAATCAGAAATACCTCCCCCCGACGAGGGTGAAGCCTTATCCTCTTGCAACATCTTCTTGTGCATCTCACGTAGTTCAGCGAATGTTTTTGCCATTGTTTTCTCCTTTAGGCTATTGGTTTTGCATTTGAGTGCTAACGAGTTATTGGTAAAGCTTGGATTCCTGCCTACTGTTAGCTGACAGCTGGACAAGCATTTCTTTCTTCATCTCTAGAGACCCACAGATACCTTTCGCGTAGCCGTAGACCTCTCTAAGACGAAATACTTCATTATTTAGTGCCACAGTCTCAGGAAGTGAGTTTACAAAGTCCTCCCCTGCGATTGCAGTGAGTTTAACCTCTTTGCGCTTCTCAGTCCTGCTCAATGCCTTATGCTTCTCTAGATCATCTTCAGCATAGTCTAAGATTCTCTTTGCGCGAATCATTATACCATAGTAGTAAGAGTATAGGGCAGGAATTTCAGAAAGTTGTTCCTCAATTTCTCCAGGGTGAGTGCTAATTTTCATTATCTTAGCACAGACAGTGTTGAAGGTTTCCTTACTAAGTTTGGGGTCACCGTTTTCGTATTCTACTTGAATTAGATTATCCATAGAGGGTAGCAAATAGTTTAGGGTTAAGATGGTGAATAAGCATGGTTTGTTTTGATAATGATACCACAAGCTGTTCGTTTGTCAATACCATCCTTGTGTTATCGAAGTTTTTCTCATCCAAACCACAACCCTCTAGCATACAATGGTAGAGTTCATGGATTATAGTCTCCCTGGCGTCTAAATCGGAAAGATTCATATCCAATTTAATCTTCTTTTCAGTCCAATCCGAAACCCCATCTGCTTTGATATCACCCTCGCATAAATCTGAGTGAAGCTCAAATCCGAAAACAGCCCACCCTAAATTAACAGAAGAAATTTCTTTATCAATAAACTTATTGTAAACATGCTTCTTCTCCTTTACGAACGGAAACTCACTCGGACGATTGTTCTTCATGCCCTGCCTCCCTAATCTGAAGAGTAGTGTAATCCACTATCGCATTTACATTATAGTGCTGTTTAGAGTCTCTGGCCTTCATCACGTAGATACGCATTGTCCCCTCATCATACTCCTCTTGGGTTTGGTTAAGAGAGATTACCCAGTCTGCGGGTCGGATCTTTCCATAGGAATCTCCTAGCTCCGCATCTGTAATAGTGTGAACCCTCCGCGCCTGACGATTTGTTTGGGATGCAGTCCACAATAAAATGTTGTGCTCTACTGCCAACCCCCTCAACTCTTCAGCAATCCTCTGCTGTGCTTGGTATTCTGAATCAATGGTCCTGTTCGGACGCAGAAGCTCTAGGTAGTCTACAATGATAACATCTGGGGTAAAGTCCTTGTGCAGGCGAAGTTGCACCAAAAGAGCCCTAAGCTGATTTACATTCGAACCCCCTGTAGGGAACTCTTTAATAATCAACCTTCCAGGAGTAGTCTCCTTAATCTCATTCAACCTCTCTTTCAATCTAACCTGACCTAAAGGCTTCTTAAGGTTAGAGTTCTGGATCTGGGTGAGGACAGAATCAAACCTGCCTGCAATCTTATCTTGGCTCATCTCCAAAGACAGATACAAGACATTCTTACCCTTAAGGATACAGTGGGCACCCTGATTTACCAAATACAGAGATTTACCTACCCCAGGAGGGGCTACTACAATGGCAATCTCCTTCGGACACAAGCCTCCTTCAAGATGATGGTTATGAGTCTCGAAAATAGTTGGAAGCCTATTCTCACCCTTGTTCTCATAGGATCTAAGGATTCGGTTATCAACATCACTAAAGTAATCCTGTCCGACATCGACATTCCTATTTACAAGCAACGCAGACTTAACTAGTTCCTCAACTTCCCCAGTATCCCCTTCATCATTGAGGATACCAACAGCCTTCCTAATTGCAGACTCCATTGCCTTTTGACGGGCGAACTCCTCTACTGTATCGAGAATGAACTCTCTATCCCCAAGGCAGGACTTATCGAATGAATTGATTTCCGAAATTGTATTTTCGTAATCAATACCTTCCCCTAAAGACCCAGATACGCTATTTACAATGAAGTTTGCTAGAGCACCATCGGAGGGCAACTTACGATACTCATCGTAGTAGTTCCTAACACCTAAAAAGATATTTTTATAGGCAGGAAAATCAAAAAACTCAGGCTTAAGAAGAGGCACGATCTCGGAAAAGAACTCAAGATCGTGCTTTAGAAGGTAGAGACACCCCTTCTTAGTGTTATCAGAAATGTGGTAGGGCATAGGTTATGATATACTAGGTTAATCTGTTGTAGGTTTCTTATGTGCTATTTTACCAATCTTCCCCTCTCTCGTCAACTTAACATTCGCATCTTTAAGAACTTTTTGTTTCTGATACCTACGCTCAGAAGTGTTCCGCTTAACAACTCCTTGCTTTTCCAAAACTTTATAATTAGGGTCAACTCTCTTATAGTGCTGGTCCCCAGTTTTTACCCGCTCTTTCGAAGCCTCAATAGATTCTTTATAAAATTTCTCTGCTTGCTGCTTGTCCATACCCTCATAAGCATATCTCCTTCTCTCATTCATAGCCTCATAAGAATTTCTACCATACTTGTAGACTGGGATACCTTCATCAGACCGATGGGCAGTTTTTTTACAGTTTGAGCATTCAATTTTTTCAGGAGAGCTTTCACCATACTCTACAATCTTATACTCCTTATAGTCCCTTGGGTCCTCGTGAGGAGGGAGTTTCTTCTCTTCCTCCTCAGAAAGAGACTTTACAAGAACAGACTCCTTAAAAATCTTATCTTCAATGTAAACTTTACGAGTCTCTTCTGAGTCACAACTTTCACAATAAAACTTGTAAAAAGGCATTTTAGGCTCCGCATTCTCCACCGATCTTACACGCTTCAACAGCCATCTTAGACTCAGCTTGCTCCTCTTGAATCTTCTTTCTTGCCATAGCAATATTCTCATCCGTAAGAGGAATAGCCTCAAGGGGCTCCATACCCTTAGACCCAGCCCTGTAAACCGTCATACCCTTTAGATAAGGAGCGAAGCTCAATGCCATCTTAGAAATCTGCTCATGACTCGCATCCGAAGGAAGATTAATGGTCTTACTGATTGCGTTATCAATATATCTTTGAATACACGCCTGAACAGCCATATGCCCTTGAGGACTTACATCGTATGCCCCTACAATATGACGACCACTACCTCCCTCTTCCAATGCTTCCTTAAACATTGGATCCAAGACTAGAGTAGATTTCCAAGCATTACCTTCGCGATACCTACGGTTATACATAGGGGCAAAGATTGGCTCAATCCCTGTGGATACCCCATGAACCATAGAAATAGTTCCCGTAGGGGCAGCAGTAAGCATCACGGCATTGCGTATACCGTTCTCCTTAATAAGCATTCTAATTCTTGCTGGTATGGTCTTTGCAAACTCTTCTGCAAGATACTTCTTCGCATCAAACTCTGGGAATGGACCCTTCTCGCGGGAGATGTACATTGAAGCTAGATAGGACTCGTCCCTAATAGTAGCATACAGCCTATCCAAAAATTCAATGCACTTATCGCTCCCATACTTGATACCAAGCTTGATTAGCATATGATGTAAACCCATAGTGCCTAGACCGATACGACGAGAACGCTCACCAGCTGTCTTGCACTCTTCAATTGGGTAGTGGTTTATAGTAAGAACATTATCGAGGAACCTAATACCAGTCCTAATAGTTCGAGCCAATCTTTTCCAGTCAATTCGGTCACCCTCCTCAGTGACCATATTGGCGAGATTAATATGCCCTAAACAACAATTTGCGTAAGAATCCAAGGGGATCTCACCACAAGGGTTAGTGGCATTCATCTCAAGAAAATAAGACATGTTAGTGTATCGGTTCGTTAGAGAAATATTGAAGATACCAGGATCCCCAGACTTCACCGCATTCTCCCACAAACGATTCCATAAATCAATCGCCTTAAACTTAACCTCCTGGATGTCCTCAAACTTGTCATCCCACCCCCGAAGATGGTGCTGAGAAGCTCTCATTTGAGCGTCTTCCTCACTCAGAGCGACAATATTGATTATCTCATTAGTGCCGTCTGAAGACACGCGATTAGCCTGATAAACCTTGTATTCTTTATTATTGAAATTAAAGTGCCAATCCTCATTATTCTCACAAGCTTCAATAAACCTGTCCGTAATGGACACAGAAATATTAAAATTAGTTAACTGAGAAAGGTCCAGTTTAACGTGCAGAAACTCAAGTAGATCAGGATGATCCACCTTAAGTTCGGCCATAAGGGCTGTCCTTCTATTTTTTCCTGCTTTAACATGATTACCCACCTCATTAATCATTTGCATCACGGATACAGAGCCCGGAGCAGAGTTTTTTACATTACCGATATCGTCCCCCTTAGGACGAATTTTAGAAAAGTTAAATCCAATACCTCCTCCTCCGCAGGAGATTCGATACATATCAGCCAAAGTTTTACCAATAGATTCTACACTATCCTCTGGCTCAATGGCGTAGCAATTGAGCAAATTCTGACGGTTGCGACCTGATCCGAAGATAATACGACCCCCAGGCACGAGATCCCCCGTGCTCAAGGCATCATAAAATCTTTTTTCTTGCCTTTCTACTTCATCTTCTTTTTCAGCAGAAGCTACGTGTTTCGACATAGCCTTACACCGCTCTGAATATTTGGTCTCGCCTGGGTAGGCGTATCGTTGTATAAAGATCTCTTGACCCAACTCGTCTAGTTGCTTAATCACCATATCTAACCTTACTTATCCCTCTGTGTTTCGTTACCGTAAATGCGTTCGTATCTCCCAGAAGTTCTTGTAAATAATTGTTGTGTGAGATAACTAATACCTTCTTCTCAGGATCCTGGGAATTTAAAGTTCTAAGAAGATTATTTACCGCCAGAATTCCAGGGTTATCAATGTTATCGCAAACCTCATCAAAAAACAACAGGTTGCAATCAGTTCTTGATATCTTAGAACTCAAATCTTGAAGGGCCAACATTATAGCCAAGTTGACCTTTCTTTTCTCACCACCAGATAGAGAAATATACTTAGTTTCAACATTATTGTTACGAATAGTCTCGGAAAGCTCATCGTTGAACTCAAGGGATATCTGCCCGCCAGTCAGGATAGAAACGTATTCATTAGATTTAAGATTAAAATAGTCCAAAATGTTCCTAATGATATACCTAATCAACCCCTTCTCTGAGAAAGCAATTTCCCAGAACTTCATAACTTCTAATAAAGAGTCTAGCTTATTCCTCTTTGCTTCGTATTCCTCCAACTGAGAGGAAACTTGGCTTAGTCTATGTATACTGGATCGGGCATTGTCTATCTGTTTATTTTTCTTATTATATTTTGCCCACTCAGATGAAGAAATCTTGGGAATTAGCTTCTCATTAGCATCTTTTAAGCTCTTAATTCTCTGATCCTTTTCCTTTATTTGAGACCCCAGTTCTTTAGATTCCTTTGTGAAAGAAGCTACATCTTTTTTGGTTTGAGACTTTACATAGGAAGTCTTACATACGGGACAATCCTTCTCAGTCTTATACACCCCCTCCTTAATAGAATCGTTAACCCTGCGTAGACGATCCCTTTCCTTCTTTACCGACCTCTGTAGCTCCCGCACTTCCCGGTCATTGGCATTGACCTTATCCTCTGCCTTTAGAATACTCTCTAAACTAGGGAGCTTAACAAGCTTATACTTTTCGTCGGGCACCTCTTTTTCTAATTTAGTTTTCTCGCTCTGTAGGGTAGTGACCAAAGTTGTTATTACTTTAAGCTCCCCTTGGTAGGAAGATTTAAGCTGTTTTACCGAAACCCTCTTAGAGAACACATCGTCCAAATCAAAGCAATTTTTGATAATCTTCCTCTTGTCCTCCGGGGAGGAATCAAGGAAAGTGAAGGAAGAGTGTTGCCCAAATACCACAGAAGCTAGAAAAGACTTGTAATCAGTCTCCAAAATTTCTTCTAAATATTCCTGAGTTTGGGTCATATTTGCTTTTGTAACAAGCTTTCCAGCCACTTCCACGTTGAGGGAAGTGGGTCTCTTAGAGCGAGTAATCTTGATGGTGCCAATACCCTTCTTATGCATAATAACGCATACAGAGCAATCCTTACCCTCCTGAGTGTTGACTAGAGCAGCTTCCGTAGACTTCCTGATTGTTATCCCATAGACACCCCAAGTTACTGCCTCAAATAAAACACTTTTACCAGCCCCGTTGGAACCTCCACTGTCCTTGTTCCTACCTAGAATTCTAACAATCCCAGATAAGTCTGAAAAATCTAACTCTAAATTTTTAAAAGAATAGAAATTCTTAGCAATCAGCTTCTGTATCTGCATGTTGTCTTATTAGGTTTAGGCCCTCTTCAAGCTTTTGCCGTGGGATGGTAGAGGCTTGCTCGTCAATATACTTACTAATAATATTAGCATCTATAGTAGTCAGAGAAACATTTGGATCATAGTTGGATAGCCTGCTGTTAAGTTTCTCATCGTATATCGGTTGAAACTTAATATCTACATGAGCTACTTTAAATTTATTAACTATGTCGGCCCGGAGAAGACTTGGAGGGTCATCAGAAAATCTGTTCACAATTACACGTAGGAGGGTAAAATAGTTTGGATCAGAAATCTCATCGGACATGGCATCCAGGGAATCGAATGGAGCCTCATAGAACCTAGGACCATAAGCTACTTTAAATTTATTAAGTGGTCCCCAGCCGCCAGGGATTTCCTCCATTATCCCAACGTAATGCTCGTTGTCAGCTTCACCATAATTAGTAGACCAAGGTGTTCCCAGGATGGTTACATGCTCATCCTCTAGATACTTATGGATGTGCCCAAGAATAGTTCTACAAGGAAAGTCTTCCAGCTTAATAGAAGATTCAAACCCCCTAATACCTAACGTCTCAGGACAGTAACTGAAATGCCCAAAAGCAATAGTCTTGTCATTAGGAGCTTTTGATAAAGATTCTTTTATAACTTCATCGTCTTCGTAATGAGGGATAAAAAGAAAATTAACGTCTAAATTAACTTGGGAGTGCTGGATAAGCTGCACTTTGCTCCCAGGGTAACAAAGTGTTTCCAGCGCAGTCAACCCGTCATCACTACGATTTTGTGAATCATGGTTTCCTCTAAGCACATACATGTTAGTAAGACCTGGGACTACCGCTAGGTCTTTAAACATTTTATGGACAGCAACAATCACCTCAGGGGTAGGCTTCCGGTGATGGTAGATGTCCCCTAGGAACACGACATGAGTAGGGTAGTGGTCCTTTACAATCCTGATAGTGGATTTGATTTGATTCTCTAGATACCCTTCACACTTTGTATCGTAATGAGTGTCCCCGATGATCAAACACTTTTTCATAGATCGCTCTTCTCAATCCCTAACCGATTCAAGTCTGTTTCCATAAGATCGTCGACAGCTTCCGCTAGCTGCTTAATCTCCTGTTGAGCATCAGGCTTAAGCCTTTGGTGTAGGAACCATATAATAGACTGAAGGGAGACGGTCCAGTATACTTTTGTATACAAAGACCCTGGTAAGACTCCACGAGCCAGCTCTCTCGCCACCCCGTTAGCTACAAGTTTGTTATACAGTTCTAAGGATTTACTACAAAAATCATGCATTGCCCTAACGATTCCCTTGGGGGAAAAATAGTTTGCATCATTTGGGCTCAAAGGATTAATATACTCTCCACTGCTTTGCTTGTTGCCATGTCCTGGGTTGGACCTTAACTCTGAGGGAATATAGTATTCATCGGATGTCTTCACATACCTACCTGAGACTTCATTCCACGAGCACCCCTTATCAATGTCATAAAGGTGATCGAACTCCTTAATAAAAACCTCGCTGCCGTCTGCTTCTATCGACCTAAACCCCGAACCTACCTGATATTTCATCAATTGCCTCGCCACATAGATGGGAAGCTTTATCTGAAACGTATAGTAGCTATGACGGTAGGGAGATGTGTGTTCCTCTGCCCATAGGAATTTGGTAAGTTTTTTGTCCTTATCATCGAACTCTTGTTTCTCTGTGTCGTAGGATGCACGCGCAGCATTTACCGTCTTAAGAGACGTATCACAATGCATGTAATCTACTAAGCGTACAAAACTTTTGCCATCTTCCAAAAAGTCTTTATCAATTTTATCAGTCATAGGTCCATTACTAAGGGTAAATAGGATAGAGGTATTATAGCCATGAAACCTG